GGCCACTTCAGACGACAGATACAAAATTCTCGAGATGAATGTGAACTTAGACCTTGAAGGGTTTGAGCACAAAGACAAAGACGGTAATCCTACTGGGATTGCACTGCCGTATATTGTTACAGTAGAAAAGGGAAGCCAAAAATGTCTGGCTATCCGCAGAAACTGGCGACCAGAAGACAAAAAGCACCAAAAGCGCCAGCATTACGTCCACTACGGCTACGTTCCGGGCTTTGGTTTCTACTGTTTTGGCTTAATCCACCTAGTCGGAGCGTTTGCCAAATCAGGAACATCCATTCTGAGACAGTTAGTCGATGCTGGAACTTTATCCAACCTACCCGGCGGCTTCAAAACCCGTGGCCTACGCACTAAGGGAGATGACACTCCTATCGGGCCGGGTGAGTGGAGGGATGTTGATGTTCCAAGCGGAGCAATCAAAGACAACATCATGGCTTTGCCTTACAAAGAGCCAAGCCAAGTCCTTGCTACGCTACTCGACAAAATCGTAGAAGAAGGAAGACGCTTTGCCTCGGCCGCTGACATTCAAGTTGCCGATATGTCTGCCAACTCTCCAGTTGGAACAACCCTTGCGATCCTAGAACGCTCTTTAAAAGTAATGACTGCCGTACAAGCGCGCATTCACTACTCATTCAAACAAGAACTCTGCCTATTAAGAGACATCATCCGCGATTACACCCCGCCTGATTACTCTTATGAACCAGTCGAAGGCAAGAAGACCGCTAAACAATCTGACTACGATCTAGTTGATGTTATCCCAGTGAGTGATCCAAACGCCGCAACTATGGCGCAGAAGATTGTTCAGTACCAAGCGGTTATCCAGCTGGCGCAACAAGCTCCACAGATCTATGACCTCCCCCAGCTGCATCGCCAGATGTTGGATGTGCTGGGTATTAAGAACGCACAGAAGCTAGTCCCCCTAGAGGATGACGAGCGCCCAATTGATCCAGTCTCAGAGAACATGAACGCACTCAAGGGTAAACCTATGAAGGCGTTTATCACTCAGGATCAAGACGCGCACATCGCCGTACATCAAGCGTTTTTGCAGGATCCCAACATCATGCAAACGATTGGTCAAAACCCACAGGCCAACCAAATCATGGCGTCATTACAAGCCCATATTGCCGAGCATTTGGGTTTCCACTACCGCAACGAGATCGAAAAGCAGATGGGGGTCACCCTCCCAGAACCCGGAAAACATCTCCCCGCCGAAGTGGAAAACGAGCTGTCCAAGCTTATCGCTCAGGCCAGCAAACAGCTACTCGACGAAAACAAAGCCGAGGCAGCACAACAGAAGAACCAACAGTTGGCACAAGATCCACTTGTTCAGATGCAACAAAAGGAATTGGCCATCAAAGAAAAAGACGTTGGCATCAAAGAGCAAAAGGTCATGGCCGAAGCTCAAGCCAAGCAAGCCCAAATCGCCAACGAGTCCACTCGTATTGCGAACCAGAAAGAAGTCGATCTCTTGCGTATCCAAGCCGATACCCAAAAGCATGGCAGCTCTCAGAGCCAAGCCGCTGGTCTGGAACGCCTACGCCTCGGTGTAGATGCTGCCAAGACAAATGCCCAGTTGGCTGTGCAAAGAGAGGCGCAACGAAAGGTTAATCAATGATTGACAAGTACCTAGAACATTTGACCGGCAAGGTTAATGACAAGATTTTGCAACTTCAAGAAGCCATGGCAGATGGAAATGCCAACGACTTTTCGGAGTACAAAAAGATGTGCGGAGAGATTAAAGGTCTTCTCACTGCGCGTTCCTTTATCCAAGACCTACACGAAAGACTGAAACAAGATGACGACGACGAGTGAATCAGTAGATTTACTGAAAGCAATTGACCTAACAGGACTATTGCACAAGACAGCAGACGAGAAAGCCAAACAACTCCCTACCCCATCTGGATACCGCATTCTGTGCGCTATCCCAGAACAGGAAAAAGAGTTTGACGGCGGCATCATCAAAGCTGACGAAACTATCATGATTGAAGAAACTCTAACAACCGTGTTATTCGTGGTTGCTATGGGGCCAGATTGCTACAAAGATCCAAGTCGTTTCCCGACTGGCGCTTATTGCAAAGTTGGTGACTTTGTTTTGATTAGACCCAATGCTGGAACCCGATTGGTTATCCATGGTAAAGAATTCCGAATGATCAATGATGATTCGGTTGAAGGTACCGTTGACGATCCACGCGGAATTCGGCGCAAATAAGGAGCAGAAATGCTAGATGAATACAAATTTCCCGATGAAAAAGAAGACAAAGACAAAGTAGATGACGAGATAGAACTCGAATTCGAAGACGACACTCCTACTGAAGACCGGAATAAAGACCCGCTCCCAGAGGAAGTTAGAGAAGAACTCTACAACGACGAGCTAGAAGACTACTCGACCAAGGTCAAGAAGAAGCTTATCCAGATGAAAAAGCTGGCGCATGACGAGCGTCGGGAAAAAGACGCCGCTAGACGCGAGCAAGATGAGGCTGTTGAGCTGGCTAAAAGGGTAATTGAGGAGAACAAACGCCTTAAATCCACCCTAAACGACAGCGAAAAGAACGTCTTATCGTCTATCCAGCGCGCAGTTGACTTGGAACTTGAGGCGGCAAAGCGGGCTTACCGAGAGGCTTATGACTCTGGGGACACCGAAAAGGTAATGGAAGCTCAAGAAAAATTAACCGAAGCGTCGATAAAACGCGACAAAGTTAAGAATTACCGACCAGCGCCTTTACAAACCGAAGAGTTTGAGGTACAAACGCCCACAAGGCAACCAGAGCGAGTGCCTGTTGATAACTCAGCAGTAGCTTGGCAGAAACAGAATACTTGGTTTGGAGCCGACAAGTTGATGACAGGTATGGCCTTGGCTATGCACGAACAACTAAAAGAAGAAGGGGTAGTCCTTTCCTCACAAGAGTATTACAGACGTATTGATGAAACGATGCGTCACCGGTTCCCAGAGAAATTTGAGAACGACAAACCCGGCGAAAGTCGCGGCACAAAACCAAGCTCGGTAGTGGCTCCAGCCAACCGCAGCACATCCTCAAAGCGCGTCAGGTTGAACACAAGTCAACTCAACATCGCTAAAAAACTAAACCTAACTCCTGAGCAATATGCTAGGGAGATGCTTAAATTGGAGGCCTAAATGGCTGAAAACAGAAAACCTCGTGAACTTGAAGAACGTGTAATAGAAGAGCGTCCTAAGCAGTGGATGCCAGCTGAACTTCTTCCAGAACCAGACAAAGTTCCCGGGTACCGTTATCGCTGGATTCGTGTTTCAAACTTAGGCGCAGCTGACCCGCGCAACCTTTCAGCAAAACTGAGAGAGCATTGGGAACCAGTAGCACTAGAAGAACAACCAAAATTCAGACTGCTAGCTGATCCGACTAGTCGATTCAAAGACAACATCGAAATTGGCGGGTTATTGCTCTGCAAGACTCCGGAAGAGCTGGTGGAACAGCGTAATTCACATTACGCCAAACAAGCCAACGCTCAAGCCGAAGCTGTTGACAATAGCTTAATGCGTCAGAGCGACCCGAGAATGCCTCTCTTTAGAGAGAACAAATCCTCGACTAGTTTTGGCAAAGGTATGTAATCTTTTATTGGAGTCTTAAATGGCATTTCCTACCGTTTCGGCACCTTACGGCCTAGAGCCCATCAACTCGCTTGATGGTAAGCCCTACGCTGGTGCATTCCGCCAAATTCCTGTTGCTGCTGGTTTCGGCACCGCTATTTTCAATGGCGATACCGTTCAAATCAACGCTGATGGTTATTTGATTAAATCAACCTCTACTAACGCTGGCACTATTGTTGGTGTTTGCACGGGTGGTCAGTACGTTAATTCGTCTGGTCAAACCGTTCAAGCTCAATATATTCCAGCATCTATCAGCACATCTACCAACCTAGCTTACGCTTACGTTGTGGATGACCAACAAGCTTTGTTCAAAGTAGCCGTTGTTACCTCTGGTACAACTATGGGTACTGCGAGCCGCGCTGATGTCGGCTCTAACGTCGCTTTGGTATTGAACGCAGGTTCTACTACTACTGGAAACTCAGCTTTTGCTGTGACATTGACCGGTGCTGGTACTACTTCCACTATACCAATCCGTGTTATCGACGTTGTTGAACAGACTGCAACTGCTGCTGGTGTTTACTGCGAGTTGTTGGTGAAGATCAACGCCCACCAATATAACAACACCACTGGTGTTTAAGGAGTAAATCATGGCAATTTCACGCGCACAACTACTTAAAGAGTTGCTCCCCGGACTTAATGCATTGTTCGGTCTTGAGTACGCCAAATATGGCGAAGAGCACAAAGAGATCTACGAAACAGAGACATCTGAGCGTAGCTTTGAAGAGGAAACAAAACTGTCTGGTTTCTCAGCAGCTCCTGTCAAGAACGAGGGTTCAGCCATCGC